TTTACGCTTACCGTCTTTGATATAGCAAACTTTGCTATCTTGAAAGTCAATTTCGGGATTTTCGTATAGACTACACATAGACAAAAAGCGTGATGTGTCATAAATGCACGCTTGTATCGGAAATTCATCAGTAATAGATGCAATTGCCATAACTGTTTTCTGTGGACTGATTGTGCGAAGTTCCGAACCTGGCTTGAATACAACCGATGGGTTGATTGTTGCAAAATTCTTTAGAATTGTGAGCGTCTGTTCTGAAAGTTTCATAGTTTCTCCTTATTCACTTTTTCATAATATAGGCAATTGCCTTAGGTTTATAATATAACATTTGTATATAGATGTCAATCATTTAGTTCATGAAGACATCTATATTTACTTTGGTCGAAGTTTTATTAAACTTTTGCTTTACAGCTTCTTCTAGATCAATGCCGTAGCAACTAGCTAGTAGATCAAGAGTTATAAGAACATCGCCCATTTCTTCCAGTAGGTTTTCGAGTAATTCTTCTTCTGTATTTTTATTCCCGATAATACCATTTCGAGCTCTATAGAGTTTCTTTACTGCATTTAGTAGTTCACCAGCTTCACCTGAGAATTCGACGGCCCTGAATAGCACATCTACTTTATCAGAACCTACCCAGTGCTTTTGCCGTTCTGCATTCTTTTCTCGCAGTTCACGTAGAATACTCATGGTCTAATTCCTAACTTTTTCTTTTTGTAATTTTTTGGATTTGATTTTTTAGTCGAAGTAGGTGACGCACCTAGTTTTGCAATTGAGGACATATCACCCCTAAAGATATATGTACCTACATGGTTTAGTTTAATCCATGGGCACATATAAACTGAAAGACCAATTTTTCGTGTATTCCAACAAAAGAAATAATCCTCTGATAGATATCGGCGAGTTTCAGGATCGATTCCGCAATCAAAATATGCCATAATATCCTTAGAGCCATCAAAGTGTGCAGTTCGTGCATGGTCGGGCTTGTAGTTTAGTTCAGGATAAGCATTTTCATATATGTTAAAAGTAGTTTGTGGAATTAGCATGAAACCAGTACCTGCCTCTGCAACTTCAACTGGTTCATCAATTCTAAATGAAGATCCACCTACTACAGGATTAAAAACAAAATCTGATGCATATGTGCTTAGTTGAAACGGATTATCAGTAATCTTCTTCTCTACTGCTGCCTGAATCTTTTCCCACGCAATTGTTTTCTTAGGATATGGGGCAGTTATCACATGATATTTGTCTGGGTAGCTTACTTGAATGCCGAGCATGGAAAGCACATCATTGGCATTAAAACCAATATCAGAATCAATGAACATTAAATGTGTGTAGTCAGAACGTAGGAATTCATCGACGCAATAATTGCGCGCGCGGGTAATTAAGCTCTCATTAAAAAGATAATAGAAATTTACCCTAATACCATATTTAGCACACAGAGTAGCAAGATCGGTAGTAGACTTTGCAAAAAGACCTGAACAATTCCCACCAAACATTGGTACTCCAACGAACAAAGAGTACTTCCTAAGTTCTTCTACGGTTATTTCTAATTTCATCGAGTAATCATTTCCAAATCAGCCTCTGCTCGCAGGATTGCTTGTATTCTTAATATATCTGCTAGGATATCCCACGAACTGTCATGTAACTGAAACACTTGTTCCCAGAACTTTTCATCCTGAATAGGAATAAACGAGTTTACTTTAGGGAAGTCAAGTTTTGCATCAATAAATGTTCTTGTGTCTCGTACCTTCCAATGCGGCAGATACTCCTTTAAATGTAGTTCTTTCTGTTGCGACTCAAATAGTCTCCAAAGAATAGGAGGGTCAAATGAGTTCGAACGAGACCACCAATAGTTAATCTTGCCAGCATCAGTTAGATATGATAGAAAATCCAAGGTAAACTCTGACACAGTTTTATCAGATTTCAGTGGTAAAATCTTCTTTTGAATCTCGGGCGGTTGATCCTGCCAGAATTGTATAGTGCTATCATATACCTTCCATTGATATTTGTCAACCTGTTCCTTAACGGAAAGTTTGGATTTTTGCATATCGGCAATTGATCTTGTCGTATATGGGTTCGCTGAAATCATTTTATCAGTATCAAATACAAAATATGAGCAGTCAATAACTGCACAATCATATACATTAGTACCGAAAGTTTCAAAGTCGATGATGGCATGGCGCATTTATTTAATTCCTTTATGTACCGAAGAATCGTTCAATATTATCTTCCTCAACTACAGTAGCATGCTTCGTAATAGCAGCCGCGAAGATAGTTTCTAGTTTATGTTTAAAGTTTATATCTGAATTCTGTGCATAAGCCCTATCGGCGAGATCTTGCCTATCTGTAATAGTCAAGTTGCTAAATTCAGCAACAGCTTTGATGAACTCTTGCTTTGTTCTTACTACCCGTATGTACCGTTTTTTCATTACATCGTCGCACATCTCTAGTGCTGGATGATTGTTTCCCTTAGTACCAAAAACAATTAATGGCACACCTCGTACTAGCGATTCAAACGAAGTAATTGTAAATGTATCATAAGGTGCCAGCCCGACGAATGTACACAAAGAAGTAGAGATATGATTCATTATGACATCGTGTGGTTGATCAAAGAGTGTTACTCTAAGTGGGTCGGAAGCAAACTTAGCAAGATTTTTTTTACCATATTCTTTTATCTTTTCGTCTGATGAAAGATAAGCTGTCGTAGTAAATACTTCTGATTTATATTCAGTACCACTAAGAACTTCATGTATACCAAATGTTTTCTTGCCGGGATTCATTGCTGACACGTGTCGGATAATATCATCCGATACCTTTGCAATATGCTTTTGCTCGGTATAGATACTATGCAGAACATCGTCAGCTTTTAACTCGTCAAAATCCCATTCAGATCTGGTCTTTGCATAATATTTTTCAAACTTTGTTTTATGAAAGTCTGAAACACATAGCGCATAAATTGATCTTCTAGTAAGTTTATAGAATAGATTTGCATTGTTCAGATCGGTAAAAAAACCTGGCATTGTATGATTTTGGTATATAATAGGCACATCGACAATAGATGTGAGTTTAGAATATACCGAATTTACATCGTGATTTGAGAAGATTAGATCGGGCTTATACTTAATGATATCAGCATATAAAGACTCGAGTATTTCTTTCCTGCGAGTCTTATAATATGCTTTTACACCAGATGCTTCTAAATCTTTATTGTAAATAAAAACATTATGTTTAGTTTCATCTAAATTACTTGCTAGAGCAAATACGCGAGTATCATGCCCCATAGCAGAAACAAGTTTCATAGTACTCATCATAGAAACATCAATTCCACTATGGAACTTAGTTTCGGAAAGGTATGTTTTTAGGGTATATGGTATGAAATAAATTTTCATTTTGATTTTAACCAAGCATCATATTGTTCACGCCATTCTGGATATTCGTCTTTCAGTAGGACCCATTGCAGTTTAGTATCAGTATGTTCTGCCTTTTTATTCCAAATTACCCACATATAACTTATCATGCCGCCTATCTGTTCTTCCAAATTAACCGGCTCAATTTCTTTGCTACCAAAATTAACCCGATCCGATAAGATAATTATATCACTGGGTGGGTTATTTGTAAACAACTTATATCGTTTCATACCTTCCAAAAATGTCAATCTGACAAAGAAAGCAACGTAGTCATATTCGGCAACAAACTTTTCAGCAAGTTTCCTAGGTAAGTCTTTATGATAAGGGGGGTTTGTGACAACGCCATCATAATCTTCTATTTTAGGAAGAAGCATTGCATCATAACTAGTTTTGATCGGAAGCAATGCTTCTTTATAATAGTTTAAATCTGAGCAATGTAATGTATGTCCGTTGCGTTCTAACTCTATAGCAATATTGCCAAAGCCAGCACAAGGCTCGACTATTTTCTTGGGTACTTTTGTGTATTTGCAAAGAATATAAGTAGCAAGAGGCGGGGTTCTATACAAATCATTTTTATTTCTATTAGGGTCAGATTGATCTACACCAGAATAGATATGCTTCAAGGTCTTTGTCATAATATATCCATCATAAAGAAACTATTTATATAGATCTTAGTCTAGTTTATCTGAGTTCATAAACGTAACTGAAATATCCCCTACCTCTGATAACATTGGTCTTGAGATCTCATCCCACTTGATAGTCCATTTGGTATTGTGGGTATAAGGATCTGGTGAAACTACAACTCTTTTTATTCCAGATTGGATTATTGCTTTAGTACAATCTGGACATAGTGGCAGACCCAAAACATATATTGTCGAATCTTTAACTGATACACCACTACGAATCATATTTTTCAATTTTCAACCCTAGCTTTCTTAGAAGTTTTATACCACTATCATCTCTATACTCTATATCATAATATACTTCTTTTATCCCAGCAACATAAATTTGCTTTGCACATTCGATACACGGAGAATGTGTTACAAAAATTATGGCACCTTCCGAACTTTCATTAGATTTCGCAAGTTTTGCAATACAATTTGCTTCTGCATGCAATACTTCTATCTTAGTATTTCCATTTTCATCTTCACAGCTATTATCAAAACCTGATGGAGTCCCATTATAACCAATTGATAAAATTCTATCATCTTTTACTGCAATTGCACCAACTTTCAGTCTTTTTGCTTTTGATAATTCGGAAAATATATATGCAACTTTCATAAACGAAGCCTTAACCTCTTGTTTCATTTTTTAAGTCTACCCCTGACAAATGATTCTGGTATTGTATCATCTTTGGGTATTTGTCTTTCAATTATATCAGTTATAAGTATAAGCTTGCTCATTTAGATATCATAATCAAATTTTACATTCATTTGCTTTTCGCGGTCAAGTGGCTCGCCATATGAGTTTCGATAGTCTTGATTGCGCCGGATTGTTTCCTCTAGTAATGTAAAATCCCTGTCCTGTCCTCGAGCAAACATAACAAATGCAGCGGTATCTTTCACGAAGCAACTTCCACCGAAACCGGATCTTCCATCATGGCCTGGTACCATAGTATGTGAGGGTCCGATCCTTGGGTCAGTGCCTATGGCCTTTATAATGGTAGAATAATTGCTACCAAACTGTTCTACAATATCATGGAACTGGTTAAAGAATAGCACCTTCGAAGCAAGAAATGAATTCATACCATATTTTACAAAACTGGCTTCATCGGCCGTCATGTGATATACTGGGCAGGGTTTGCACGCACTATACTTCTCATAGATCTTTTCTAGTTCTTCAGTCCTAGCAGGCGACCCGCCAAATACATGCATAATTGGATTTACAAAATCTTCATTTGCTGATTTTTCAGTAAGAAATTCTGGGTTGTAGATCACTCGGTCACTCTTTGCAAGTTCTTGTATGATGCTAGGTATAACGGTAGATTTTACTACCACGAGTCCTTCTGTGTGTAAAAGCAATTTTGAAATAGTATCAATTAATATACTAGCATCAATACTTGCATCATTACCCATTGGAGTAGGAACACATACAAATGACACCTGTATACCAAGTCCAACTAGACTATCTACGGCGGTGCCATATTTTGGATCAATGATAATTTTATCGCAATTGGTATCTGTAAAGCCATAATCAACCGCAGCCCCGACAAAGCCATGGCCGACAATCGCCATTTTCAATTTTTTCTTGCTCATATATTCCATCCGTTTTGTTTCAATATATTAATATAGTCGAATAATTCTCTAGTAGGTTCCCAACCCAGGGCTTTAGTCTTATTACTTACCACTGGAGCTGACATTCGGTTACCTCTGCGTTCTGGTAGATGTTCGATTGGTTGCTCAAATAGCTCTGCAACTTGCTGAATAGTAAACCCTGATGGATTACCGATGCCGTATTCATCACCGTGACCATTTTCACCGATTAGAACTAGAGCATCAACGATATCATCAATGTGTGTAAAATTGCGGGCTTGTGTCCCAGGAAGAACTACCGGTAAAGGCTTATTTTGTCTAGCCAATTCTTTGTATTTAGCAATAAGTGTAGCATATTTTCCATCACTTATTTCACGTCCACCATATACATTATAGAAATATGTTATAGCATAATCAAACCCATACCACTCAGCATATTGTTTTACTAACTCAGTATTTGATGCCTTTGACCAAGTATAGGGGCTTTGTACATAACCTGGGGTATGATCTGCATATTTAGTCGATGAACCAGCATAAATTAATTTAGACTTATTTTTCTGCACATATTTTAGTACTTCATATGTGCCAAGTTTATTGTATTGCCATACCAAGTTAATATCATCGAAGCTTTGTTCTACTCGTGAATATTCACCTAAATGAAATATAATATCGAACCGTATAGTTCTAAAAATATTATTAATCAATTCAGTAGACCCAGAAATATAGTTCACGCCTGGTACATGATTTCTTGTACTTCCAGTAAAATAATTATCCAATGATGTTACCGAATGACCCATTGAATATAGACGCTCACAAAGGTGGCTGCCAACAAAGCCGGCGCCACCAGTTACGAGTATTTTACTCATGAATATTATTCCTTCCTTCTGGATAATGTTTGATCTGAAACTCTGGAATTTCCTTTTGTTCAGGTGTATCAAAGTTAGCTACCAATTTCATGCCATAATTATTTACATCATGTACAATATCAACGTCTTTTTTAAGAATGGGCACATTTTGCCTAGCCGGTTGGCCGGTGCGTTTATTTACAATCTTATCTAGATTTACAGAGTGATGTATTCTACCATATCGTTCCATCAATTCAACACAGTCTGGGTGCATTTCGTAGAGCATCTGTGATTTACGCATTGCAGAATCGTCGGAATAATTATTATAGATTTCGGCGGTGTTGCCGCCTTTAACTGAACCAGTCTTAAGTTTACCACACAAGCCAAAATAGAATAACATTGTGCACATGCCTTCTTTTAGAGCACGAATTGAAAGATCTACGTCTTCGTTATATTTGCCCCGCCAACGGATATCAATATCATTATCAATCAAGAAGCATGACATGATACGAGTGTTTAGAATATAAGGAGGGTAGTCACATTTATCAACAGCAAAGAATTTATATTGTAGCCCCGCGAGTGCTATATTCTCAAACCGATCAACAAAATCTTCAGTAGAACTAAAAAGGCTACCGCCCTCGTCAACTCTATATCGCTTATTTCTGTGAAGCCTCCAGAACTCTGACATATTATCATCCATTAGCCAGTGGCGCTTAAAGCCATTTGCTCTAGAGTGTTCCCAGCACCAGTTACGAGCAGGACCTGATCCTTTACCGTGGTTGCTGAATGGTAGTTTCAACACCTTTGCTGGGTCAATGACAGCACAGTAGTTGTCATATTCTTGGGGCTCTACTGCAATATAGTATGGCACACCCATATTTTCTAGCGCTCTAGAGGTGTGGCGTGTTTCCCAGCGACCTTTGGAAATGATGTAAATAGGGTATCTTGGCAGATATTGATCTTTTTTGTCCTCAAGAATATATCGCTTAGACATGTTCTTTTCACGCTCTCTTACTGGAAACCAAACTGAATTGGTTCGGTCAGTAAGGCTTAAATTAAGCTTATCAGAAAACTCTTGTCGTGCCGCCTTTGTGCGAAATTTTATATCTAATTGTCTGCCCTCTTTTTGTTCCTTCTGTGAGAAACCTGGCATACCCGCAGCATACCATTGAGCATATGGATCGCGCCACATGTTCTGTAATTCTTCTACTGTATCAATTGTAGTTAGCATATGTTTAATCACCCATAAAGTTAAAGATACCACTGTTACTGTTATCGTTTTCTGTTTCATATATTATAGTTTTTGTTTTAGGAGACACGACGATACCAGATTGTTTGACGAATTCCTTGACATCTTCCTCAGTATCAAAGCTCATGAAAAGGCTTTGCCATTCCTCTGGAAACTCAGGGTCAACATTTTTAGGTTTTACAGATGGCTTGTATTCTTCAGGAACATCACCGAGAAAATCCCCTAGTGAGTTCTTGGAAAGATTATCTGCGGAAACGTATCCGACAAAATCTTCGTATTCTTCTGACGTATCAATTTCGTAATTCTTCATGTAATATATCCTTTATATACCGATTTTCTCTATATGTCAACTAAAGAAATCCTCAAGTGTATCAATTTTCTTTGATGACCAGTTAAGTGCGTCTAGGATGTTTTCGAGTGGTTTAACGAAAACCTTTTCAAACTGCAACTCATGATCAATATATTTGTCAAGTCCAAGTTCCTTTGGTAGGAAGCCAGGGAATGAAATAATATTTTCCATCAAAGGATTTGGTGTTTTCAGATAAACAAACTTTACCTTATCACCTGACTGAATTAACTCGTATTTCTTATTGAGACCTTTTTCTTTCATCATTTTATTGTATAGAATTGCACCACGTACGTGTATTGGACAACCTTTGAGATAAGATCCTGTTCTATCAGTATATTTAGCAATATCATCAGTACCAGAAACTTTACCAACCTGCTCTGGCGCCAAAGTAACAAATCGCTGTCTAAAGTCTTCAATAAAAGCCTGTGCTGTTTTTTCGTCCGAATTAAGAATAATACCAAAGGATTCCTTCAGCGCATCCCTGCATACTTCAGGTGTTGATGATCTAACCGATTCAATACCAGTGACTGAAATCTTGGGTGTTTCATAATGAACACCTTCCGAGTTTAAAACACTCATAATATAGCGCTTTTTAGCAACGAATAACGTTCTGTCGGTTATCTTTTCACGTTTCATTGACATTGCGTTTCTATATGCACCCATATAGTTAGCTAATTCTTCATAGCCATGCTGAATTGCCTTTTCAATCTTTTCCTTACAGACACTATCAATAAAGTCTTCACCGGCTTTTCGATCAATATCGGCACTGCCGAAAACCTTTACAATCAGTGGCTCAAGATTAACATAAGCGGAGTCTGTATCGCAGTAATAAACATAGTCAATGTCGTCTGTTTTTAAAACTTTATTAAGATATCCGTTAATTGACTTCTCAGCATATCTGATTGAAAGCTGACCTGATGTAGTAATTGCTTCTGCCATTTCTGCAATATAGTATAGGAAGTAACGGTTCGCGACGGCGCCGTATAAACTATTCATCTTTTTGTTACGACAGTCGCAAACTGTCTCCAGCATTTCTACTGGTATCGGACTATATCATCATCTTTATAAAGATGTTCCGCGCTTCGAGTTACCATTAGCTTGTAACCCTACTCCATATAGGATAGTCTCTGAACCTTCCCTTTCGGGCTTGGATGCTGATTGGCATATGATCTATAATCACTTAGCTTTCCAGCAGTTCACGGAATTTTCGACACGGGTCACCCCGTGAAGCCTCATGAATGTTTAAGGATTTTTATTGACATCTGTTTATTGTGCAGGCGTGTTGATATCTGTTTTTTATTTTCGATAAGTTCCTCTAGTTCTTCCAATGTTAAGTCTTCCAATATATTTCTTTCCCTTTATGTTTTTTAAGATCAAAGTCCGTGAGTTTATAGAAAAATATACCCAAATCATTTAGAGTTTTGCCTTGATTTTTCTTTCTGAATTCGTTTATCTCATTTTTACAGTTAAAGTGAGGTTTTTTGATTATCATATGGTTCAGTGCATTTAATGTATTATTACCTCTTTCTATGGTTATATAATAACCGTTGCCATGTAAAAAGTCAACTAAGATTTTTATGTTTGTAAAGATCTTATCATTAAAAACTGCAACTACAGTTTTTTCAGTACTTCTACCAGATTCAGGCCCGTGCCGGGTTTTATCTATTACGGTAGTTTTTGTTGCTTTTTGCTCTATTATATCTACAACACCCATCATTGCGTTTGCCTTGTCAATTCCCGGGTTATTTTCTAAGATCCTACCTCTGATATAATCATTTGGTATTTCATTTTCAGGTATACGTATTTGATGTTTTGTTTTTGGGTTGTAACACCATATACTATTCGAAAAATACTCTGAGATCTTTTGATTGGGACCACCTCCAATACGAAAGCCATCCGGTATAGAATCAACATCTTCTACATATTTTATAGTATTGGTTTCTTCATTATAACAGCATATTTTTCCCGGTCTTCCAATCTTTAACTTAGTTTCTTCGCTATGTTTATAACCGGTCCTATAAAATAAATGTATTTCTGGGTCATATTTTTCATCATCTTTGTTGATCCTAAAGCAGTTACGATCAGTGTCATTACAATCGAATACTATAATTGTGTTTTCTGTTCTTTTACCTATTGCATCTCTTACATCTTTAGTTCTTTTTCTTCCTTTATTAGATTTGCCTATGATGGAAGAAACATCTTCCCTAAGTTCTTCATATAATCTACTTGTTACTGTGACACCTCCGAAGTTTCTCATCATATTCAAGGCAAATGTCATAGAAACATTCCTATAAACTTTCCATAGAATAAGATGTGCTATAAAGTGTTGTCTCTCCGTGAGCAATATTTTATTCCAAGGATTTTTCCTGAAACATTCATATTCCTTGAACATTTCTGCGGCTCTTGGACAAATATGATGCCCAATATTTCTATCGGCATCATTACTTTCTCTACAGTGCTCTATAAACTTTATATATCTTTCTAATTGTCTTTTATCGTGTGGTTTACTTTCTAGTATTTCTTTATAAACAACCATGTGTTTCCCTATTATGTATAGTAGAATAGTATTTATATACAATAGAACCATAATAGGAGTTTATTATAACATTTTTTTTCTTCTTTGTATTTCTTTTTTTATCTCTTCGATTTCAGATTCAACTCGCAACATTTCCTTTTTGATTACTGAACGATTTGCATAATATTCTTGAATGATCTCTGGGATGATACCAAGTTTCTTATTAGTAAAATGTACACCATTTGCGCAAACTGAATAATCTTTATCATCGTTTTGATACTCGTCATTAAGAACCATGTCCTGTGAAACATATGCACGCTTATCCGCAACAAATGTTTCAGGTGACATATTATATTGTAACATTAGGTGTGGATACAAACTGTTAAGGTCAAACGAGACTACCCAGCGATGAACACCTGTGACTGGATCCTTTACATATCCACCTACCAATTCCCCTAGTTTGTCACCAGGACTACTTTTAACTGGTGGGATTAGTGACTTTTCCATAAGCTTACGATATAGTGTTGCTTCCCAGATACCAACAGTACCAAACGCATCAGAATAGTTCACACCGCCGCCATATGCAACAGTAAGCACAAGTGCCAGCAAAGCGGTTTCTTCTTCCATACGTTGAATGAGATGCGTATCCACAAGATTATAATCAAGATACAGTTGTGGATTTTTGTTATACAATTCAGTGAGTGAGCCATATTGTGAATAGTCAAGTTTCTTAGTACCTAACACTGTATGCGCGATATGATCAAGTTTATATGATTCCTGAGTGCCATATTTATAGCCAAACTTTTTAAAGGCATCCATATAGTCAATAATAGTTACACCGGAGATATTATATGTTGATTGTTTACGGTTAAAGATCTCTCTGCTTGTCTGTCGGATATTACCCCAAGGCGATAATTCTCTAGCCTTGGCTTCACCGAAGAGACGTATGATACGAGTTACAATATATTGAATATCAAAATATTCTACATTCCAACCAGTGACAATATCTGGATAATCATTTTTCCAAATTTGCATAAATCTACTCAATAGTTGTAATTCAGTATCAAACTTCATAAATTGAATATTATCTGGATCAATACCTGACAGAGTTATAGTTTTATCATAATCCTTGCGACCTAATAGATGATATGTATCTGATTTTGATGATTTGATTGCAATAGAAGTAATTTCATTATCGGCTGTTTCCATATTTGGAAGTTTTTCTGAAATATCAACCTCAATGTCGAAGTTAAAGATATTAATCTGGCTCATATCAAAGTCAATATGACCAGGATATTGTTCCTGTATGAACTGTGTAACATAATTAGAGGTACCGTAAATTTCAAGCCCATGAACGTCTTTATACCGCTCAACAAAGTCCTTGGCATCGTTCATACTATCAAATTTTTTGGGAGCTAGATATCTTTCACCGAGCAATGACTTGAAATTAGTCTCTTGTTTTGCATATTGATAAAGTGTAGGCTCAAATGTTATCTTTTTAGAGAAGCGACGACCATTATCATAACCTCTCCATAATATGTTACTACCATAGCGTTCGACTGATGTGTAGAATTTAGACATCAAATTCCTTTCAATAATGTATGTAATTTGTTCCACCATAACCCATGGATAGGGTTAAGTCAACTACTTTATGCCACCAACTGAGTAAAATTCTTGACTTTTTCAAATCGTATGTGATTGTCAAATTTTTCACCAAAGGTTTCACCGCGGTGACTAATGACGAAAATGTTATCAGTGGCATGTGTCTTATGGAGAATATCGATCAGAGCCTCAACTCCCGCAGAATCTGAAGCGGAATCTAAAGTTTCGTCCATTATTAATAAATTAGTTGATACTGAGTTCCTGAGCTTTGCAATTGCTCTCCATGTAAACATAATACTCAAACTTATGCGCATCTTCTCACCTTCAGAGAACGAAGCAAACGAGAACGCATCTCTAAATCTACTCTTAATAGTTTCATTAAAATTCTCATCAAGGTTAAAGTCAACGAAAAGTTCAAACTCAGAAAGATACTGATTTATAAGTTTATTCATAATTGGTATGTATGTTCTAATGATACTAGTCTTAATTCCGCCATCCTTAAGCATAGAAGCAACAATACCCAGAGTTTCTCTTTTTTCGTATAACTCAGTTTGTTCGATTTGTTTTTCCGATAAATGTTTATTAAACTCTAGTATTTTACTTTGATCAATTTCTTCTACCTCTTTTTCGGCACCTTCTAGTTCTTTTTTATATACCTTTAATTGATTCATAATTATCTTAACCTGTAGACGGTGTTCATTTGCCTTATTATGAAATTTCTGAATTTCATCTTCTATATTTGATATCTCAGAAAGTCTAGTTTCTACCTCTAGTTTCTTCTGGGATAATTGTTCTAGACCAGTATGTATCTCCGAGGATTTGAGATTACGCTCGGTTACTATTTCAGACTTAAACTCATGATCAATACCTTGCTTACATGTCGGGCAATTATCATGCTTAGAATAAAAGTCAATTTCCTTTTTATATTCTCGCTCTTTTGTTTCCAATTCCAAAAGAAGAGTTTTTACTTTTTCATGAAGTTGCTTTTGTTTCTGTTTATCATTTATAGTGGAACTTAGTTCTGTTATCTGCGCTTCAAACATTTCAGTATGAGATTGCTCTGTTTCAATTTCAACTAGATTTTTTGATATTTTTGACTTAATCTTTTCTACTTCTGTTTGTTTCATTCGTTGAATTTCTTCATTATGATCTTTAGCAGAATCTATTTTGGTCTGAACCAAATCAATCTGGTAATTATTTTCAGTTATAAGTGCTTTATTTTCACTGATTCGTTCCTTAAGCAAAGTATTCATCGTGCTAAATACTTGTATGTCCAATAGATCTTCAATGATTTCTCTGCGTTGTCCAGTTGGTAGTTCCATAAAAGGAACATATGTAGCACTACCAAGAATTACAATCTGCGAGAACGATTTAAAACTCATCTTAAGAATATTTTGTTCTAGATAAAGTTGATAATCTTTAGATGCTGCATCTTTATTCAAGAGATCTTTGTTTTTCCAGATCTCAAAAATACCAGGTTTCATGCCACGGCGGATCACATACTTATCAGAGCCGATAGTAAACTCGAGCTCAACAAGTAGTTCCTTACCGTTCACGCTATTTACCAATTGCGGTTTATTAATTTTGCGGAAAGGTTTATTGAATAGAGCATACACAATAGCTTCAATAAAGGTGGATTTACCAGCTCCGTTTTGCCCAGAAGTCAGGGAAGTTTTATACTTATCTAATTCCAGCTCAATAAAGTTGTTACCAACCGACATTATATTTTTGTATCGTACTTTAGTAAATTGTATATGCATTAAAGATTCATTGCCTCTATATAAAGTTCATCAACAACACTTTTAATTCGTTTTTTATCTATATTTGTTTCGACTGAGTCAATATATGAATGAAGTATATCTTTAGTATCCTTTGCTTCTTCCATTAACTCATCAAGACCAGCGCCAGAAAGATTCAGAGTATCTTCTACTGATTTAATATCAGCAGCACCACATTCATTGAGACGGTTAAGAAACATGTCATATAGATAGGGGTTGGATCTGTTCTTAACAATCACTTTGATGTAGCAGTCTTTCAGCATTGAAGTATCTAATGCTGCTATATCATCTATAGCTAGATCTTTATCATCATAATCAATCTTATGATATATTCTATCACAATTTTCAACAAATGTTAACTCTCTTGTTTCGGTATCTAGCACATGAAAGCCCTTTTTGCACGCATAATCAGACCAGTTCATCTCGTACTGCGCGCCTAGATACTTGACATTTCCATACTGCGACTGATGATGATAATGCCCAGAATACACAGCTTCAAAGTGATCAAACTGTTTATAGTCAAAGCCGTGGTCGCTGACAACACCTTTCATCATTTCAAATCCCTTGAGATCAAAATGCCCACAGAGGATGTGTGCTGTCGATTCATTCATTTTCTTAAGCGATAGCTCAGTTGTCTCTCTTACCAGCCAAGGGCACATCATGATTTTCGTGGAACCAAATTCAAGTTCAACAGGCTCGTTTTCATATACTATGATGTTATCATATTCTTTTAAAAGTAGAGAAACTGAGTTTACTTCATTTGTTGTGGTATATGCTGTGTCATGATTACCAAGAATAGTGTGCATCTGAATCTTTTGATTTCTGAGTACATCAAAAAAGAATTCTTTGGATCGTTTCAATGTATAGAAATTGATATACTTTCTGCGGTCAAAAACATCCCCAAGATGAAGTACTGTATCTATCTTATGCTCAGCAAGATAAGGAAAGAATTGATTTGTGAAAAAGTTAGCTTGGTGTTCTAGAAATACTTTTGAGTCCCCGCGCGCACCAAGATGTGTGTCACAAAGTAGTGCTATTCTCATTCGTCACCTTTAGAATCTTCTTCCAATACAACTTTCTTTTTGAACAATTTATCTTCATAGTCTTGAATGAATTTATTGATATAGTCGACATCTGTATTAAGATTCAGTGATATATCATCACCGTCGTACGTCCCACCGTTTGCAATTAATGACTGTGATGATTTATAACGCACATACATCTGTTTCTTTTCCTTTGCAATTCTACGAAGAAATGCGTACCAAATAATCTGTGTGAAATATGCAAATGGATTTTCGGTTTTCTCTGGATTGAAATTGTGCATATAAAGCAGACAGTTCTCAACACCATCCATGATCATATCTTCTTTGTACGTGTAGCCACTGAAGTTGGGTTTAGAAGCAAGACGTGTAGCTATCTGCCATATACAATCACCAATATAGTTAGGTACACGAGGCTTTTCATCATCAGAATCCTCAGCTTCTTTACATAGTTTTTGATAAGCAACCAATGCTTCGAAGAAGTCGCGGTTGTTCACATAGTTCTTTTTTACTCTTCTAGCCATTTAAATATCCTTTTTCTTTTACTATATACCAATCTGTAAGATTTGTCAACAAAAATAAACACTTAAAATAAAAGCGGCTTTTTGTGAATTTTTTTGTTGACAAATTCTAGATGTATGTTATAATTGAATTATCATTCATATAATGGAATTCAGATGATTATAATAATACTATATATTGATATGTGTATTATAGGTTAATGTTGTAAATTTTGAATGGGAATTGCTCAGCCGCGTACATTTCAATTCTTGTTCTAAAATGCTTCAGCGTGTAGTTGATGAATGAACCACCAGAAAGGTCATCGGCAATATCATATAATGTTGCGTCGTCAGACCCATTGCCCTTGCGCAATGTTCTACCAATTGATTGTAGGGTACGAATTTCAGACTTGCCGCCTGATACAAAGATAGCTACATCTAGACGCTTCAAATTAACTCCAGTAGAAAAGGTACCCGAAGACGCTAAAATGTTGTGTTGTTTGATAGGATCATTTTCCACTAAATGTCTGATTCGTTCTCTATCATCGCCTGATGTAGAGCCGTGTATATAGTGAAGTACTCTGCCTTCTTTTTCTAGTAATGGCTTGAGTATATCACCTTGATTTTCAATCTGATCAAACAAAATTAAATTATTTGTTTGATCAAGCGACCAAACAAGATTTCGTATAAACATATTACGTTTGTGATTTGAAAACAAAAATGCTCGTTCGGCGGGATAACGTTTGGCATTATCAGTTTTCTTTATTGCCTGGTTAAAGGCTTTTTTTGTTTCTTTGTCATAGGTAAGAACAAGTGCCTTTACATTGAAGTTTGCTACGGTTCCTTGATCAATAAGATCCTTTGTAGTAACAAATCTGCGTATCGGCCCGAAAACACCTTCTAAGATAAGTCGGTGTGTCTTTGAATCGGAACTTATAGTACCAGTAAACCCGTGGCGGTAATATGCTTCATCTAACTTGGACATAATAGTCTGAAGCGATTTTGCAGCAAACAAATGGCATTCATCACCAAGTATCACGCGAAATTGATCGAACCATTCCTTGGGTTGCTTTATCAAACTTTGCCACGTGCTTATGACGATCTGCTTTCGGGTGTTTTTGTCGACTCCGCCTTGTATCTTATAGATAGTGTCTGGATCACATCCATAGTCTATGAAGTCGCCTGCCATTTGGTGCACAAGACCAATTGTAGGCACAATTATTAAAGTTCTGTGGCCATATACATTATAGTAGTGTTGTTGAATTAGATACTGAATAAAACTTTTGCCACTACTTGTTGGGCTTAATGAAAGTGATCTGTTTGATCGTAGTGCATTGAGTACATATTCAATTTGATAATCACGGGGCTTTAATTTTGCACCTATTTCTTTTACGAGTTCTTCTACATATCCATCATGTATTTCTTCTGTAGGATTGAAGTCTTTTTCTATTTCAAGATCATAGTCTCGGTCATCACAGAACTTTTTAAGATATTCTGTAAGACCAGCCAACAAGTAAGGCTTCATGGGATTATATAAGCGGATATATCCATCCCAAACTCTACTTTTATATTTTGGAGAGAACTGATAGCCTTCCGGTCTAAAGGCAAAGTAATTCATGAGTTCTTGGCGAATACCTGGATCAGCAGTTACTCGCATATTTACCGCATCAACTTTTTCAATCTTTACTATATCTCTCATATCATACCTTTTAGTTTTACATGCCGCCAGCTTGGAACTTGGCCCAATCTATAGCGGCGCGGATGTAGAAGTTACGACTATTTATTTGCTTTATGATATCTTCTAGATAGGAAGCAGTCTGAACAAAATAATCAATTTTAAGACTTAGATCAATGATGTCTTGATCGGCATCAATATATCGTGAAACTTCTGATTTCATAATCTTCAGTGGGTTTGGCTTCCAACCTCTTACTTTAAGATCTTCCTCAGCCATTGTGCCAGTGTAATACTCATGCTTAGCCATTTCAAGTTCTTTTAATTGAGCACGATATTTTTTAACCCTAAGCATTTCTTTTACATAAAAGGTGTAATATTTGTTATGCAATTTTGGTATTTTAAGTGCTTCATTACCAAGATCAATTTCGTTAATCTTGGCATCAATTGACCACATCTCATTTATATCTTCAAGTGTTAGTGCCATGCTATAATAGTCTCCATTACAATCAAATTACATTATAATACTAAGTGTTTGAGATGTCAATTAAAGTTTGTTGATACTGAATGAATCGTACTGAAAAGTTGCCGTTACTTCAGGATAAATTAGATCAGATTGTGTCGTATCAAGAGCAATATCAGATATACTAATTGGAAAACAGTTAACAAACCTTACTTCTAGATTTAAATTTTTATGACTATTAAGAATCTGAATTGTGATATCTGAATCAAGACCCCCGTCAGATTCACTTATTCGTTTGAATTCATTAAAGTCTCGTGGAAATGTCGTGTCACTAATCCAATTATATATCTCAAGATAGTTGCTCATATTTTCATCAATAATAAATGTAAGATCAAGATTTGAATAATCCAACTGATCGGGTGATCTAAATGTCTTACGGAATGGGTTTTGAACTTCAACCGGCTGTGCACTTATACCAGGGATATTTGCTCTTTGGACAAAAAACTCAACATTCGGAAGTCGCTTTATTGCTACTCTGAACTCTAACGGGGAGAGAAAATTTGTAATCATTGCAAAAACTCCTGTTGACATTTTAACCGAATCGGTATATGTTACTATTTATAAACAAAAGGATAACATTATGATTTACCGACTTTTTATAGATGACGAACGAGATCCACGAGATGTGACATGGGGTAAGACCTGGCAAGAAAATGCAATGTATCGCCAGGATGATTGGGTTATTGCACGAAATTGGTTTGATGTGATTGATATTGTTGTATCTTCAGGGTTTCCGGAAACCATCAGCTTTGATCATGATCTAGGTAAGGATGAGCGGACAGGATTTGATATAGCCAAGCGTCTTTGTGAAATGATTATGGATGGTGTTCATATACCAGATGATTTCCGCTACTTTGTTCATTCTAAGAACCCAGTAGGTGCAGAAAACATTCACGGGTATATGGATAACTTTTTGGAACAATATAATTCTGTTGACACCTGATCCGAATCAGTATATGTTGATCATATAAACAAAGGAATAAAATCATGAAATATGTAACAATTACAATTGCAATTCTTCTGTCTGCTTGCTCAACATACGATAATGATCTTCAAGCGCATCTTAAAGCTGAACAAGATTTTGCTGCACACCAAGCCTATCTTGAATACCTCTACACTAATTATGATCCTGAATATGTTGATGATTGTTTATACTACGAGCTTGAATGTGAATTTAATTAACACTTGGCATGAATCGGTACAGATTAGGAGTTTTCAATGACAATATCTAAATTTCTAGTCGGCGGTGCAGTGCGCGACATGCTGATGGGCAAAGATCCAGAAGATCGCGATTATGTTGTCGTTGGTTCTACCCATGATGAAATGGCTGCAGCCGGCTTTGAAAAAGTCGGCGCTGACTTCCCAGTTTATCTCCATCCAGAGACAGGGGATGAATACGCCCTTGCGCGCAGGGAAAAGAAAACAGGTACTGGTTACCTGGGCTTTACTTCGGAATTTTCGTCTGATGTAACTTTAGCCGACGACCTTGGTAGAAGGGACCTTACGGCCAACTCAATGGCAATGGACGAAGATGGTAATGTTGTTGATCCTTTCAATGGTGCTGTTGATATCAAAAATAAAGTTCTACGTCACACTTCAGACGCTTTCAAAGAAGACCCAGTTCGTGTTCTGCGACTGGCTCGCTTCCGTGCTCGCTTCGGTCCAGAATGGAAAGTTGCTCCCGAAACTGCTACTCTGATATCCCAGATGGCAAAAGCAGGTACTCTGAATGAACTGACTTCCGAGCGCGTCTGGAAAGAACTGAGCCGCGCAATGATGGAACCCCATCCTCGATTGTTCTTTGATACTCTGCTGGAAACAGATGCTCTGCATGTAGTATTTCCAGAAGTATACAGACTGAAGACTGCGCTGGAATCATTCCGTTGGCATCCAGAAGGTGACGCGATGGAGCATTCACTTTTAGTTCTGACTGCTGCTGCTCGTGTAGGGTTTGATTTGGAAACTCGTATGGCTGCTCTGGTACACGACTTTGGTAAAGGTCTTACCCCACGTGATAAGTTGCCTAAGCACTTCGGCCATGATGTAAAGGGAGTTCCTGTAGTAGAGTACTTCTGCAACCGGCTGAGTGTGCCTTCTAAGATGCGACAGAGGCTAATGGCAGTGACAAAATTCCACATGAATATGCACCGCCTGGATCAACTGAACCCAAAAACCTATGTGAAAATGTTCACTGAGATGGGTGCTTTCAACGACCCAGTAGTAGTAAATCTGCTGCACCGATTGGGCCAAGTAGATGAACGAGGTCGTCTGGGTAGTCAAGATGCTAATGTAGATCATCTGGTAAAAGTAGTGAATGTGTTCAATGCTGTTCGTGCAGTAAAGTTTGCTGATGTCTTTCCTGATGGCGAGACTAATGTGAATAGAATCAAGGACGGTATGTTCCGTGCTCGTGTTCAGGCAGTTAAGTCCGCCTGAATATAAATAGAAAGAAATAATTGGAAAAGGAGTTACTCTATGCTTTCTTTCAAGCAACATATCACTGAGAACTATAAGAACTTTATCGGTGCAGAATCAAAGCCGCAAAGAGAACAGTGGGTAGATCAAGCTTGGAATATTTTACAGAAATCTTATGCGCCAATTGGTGGTATTAAAGGTTCTGGCTTTGGCTCTAAGCAGGATATGATCGATAAGTTGCCGTTTTGGAAACTATATACAAAAGGTGACAAGCTTGTTGCAGCTGCTTTTTACAAAGACAAAGGTGGCCGTAAGAGTGTTGCAATTGCCACAGATGGTTCTGATCTTGGTAAAAAAATTGTAGGTGACATTTTTAAAGCTTCACTTGGTGTATCTTATGGTGAAAAATCAGGGCCTGCACTGGCAACTATGATTAATGCAGTACCATGGGATGAACTAAAAAACTTTTTGTTGACACCAGCGCAGTTATCTAAAATCAGTGGTGATAAAATTCTTACAGTGGCTGAGTTTGGACCAGAAAATCTCGATGAAAAAGACAAATTTACCTACGATAAATTTCCAAAAATGCGACCATATTTCTACATCAGAGAACTAGATGGTGAAATGCATCTCAAAGCAGCTATGGGAACACCAAATTTACCGATCTACAAAAAGTAGTTGACATTTATCTCGAATCGGTATACATTACTATTATAAGGAGACAAACATGACTTCTATCGTATATCTACACGGCTTCAACTCTGCTTTTGACCCTAATAATGAAAAGGTAAAAGCACTTGCCAAAATTGGTAATGTTATCGGTATCACCTATAATTCACTTGGAACATACTCTGAAATTTGCAGTGATCTATTAGATCAACTATCGGACGCTGATAGGGATGATACAGTTATTGTAGGTACTTCGCTCGGCGGCTATTGGGCTGCTGAAATGGGCTTTAAATTGGGAATTCCGTCAGTCATCATTAATCCTTGTTATGATCCTACTCATATGTTACAAAAATATGTAGGTATTCAAACAAATCATAGCACAAAAACAAATGGTAGCTTTGAGCTAAGCTCGGCTCTCTCATATATGCATTGCAAATCATATGATTCTGATTATGACTATATGCCACTGGTTATACTTGATATGGGTGATGATGTAATTGACTCGTTCAAGACTCGTGAGCTCTTTGAGGGTTTCCCCATGGTACACTATGCTGACGGCAGTCACAGATTTGACCATATTGAAGATGCTCTGGATGAAATCAATAAATATGTTAATTACTGTGCATTTGCAGAACATACAAATATATAAAGTTGATGATCCGCATGATGATTGTACTCATTGGGTAGATAAATTGTAAAGGAAAATTTATATTATGAAAAAAATGTTCATCTTCGATATTGATGGCACCGTTACTGCAAGTAGGCAACCAATTGATTCTAACTTTAAAGAATTTTTTAATGATTTTTGCCGGACAAATAGTGTATGCTATGTAACTGGAAGTGATAAGCCTAAGACACTTGAACAGATAGGTGAGGATACATATAATCTGGCACTATATTCATTTAATTGCGCAGGAAATGAGCTCTGGCAACAGGACCGACTTATCCATAGGAATTCGTGGGAACCCACAGCAGATTTGTTGAATATGTTAGATGAAATAGTTTCTAAATCAAATTTCAAACACAAAACTGGCCGGCATGTGGAACTACGTAATGGTATGGTAAATATATCAGTCCCAGGCCGTAACTGTACATTAGAACAACGCCATGAATATATCCGTTGGGACAAACAAACACGCGAACGTGAGGCAATTCTAAATAAGCTAAATGCAAGATTCCCAGACATGCTTGATGCTTATATAGGCGGGGAAACTGGATTAGATATCTTTCCAGTAGGTAAGGGTAAAACACAAACACTTTCATATTTGAAAACTATATTCCCAACTTGCACTTTTTACTATTTTGGGGATCAGATCATGCCGGGTTATAATGACTATGATATCGCAATGAAATGTGATCATAATTATAAAGTAAAAACATGGCAAGATACATATGAAATACTAGATTATTTTGTGAAATCAGGAGTATGTGAATGAAACGAATTGGACTTGTTACTTCTTGCTTTGATTTGCTACACGCAGGTCATGTGATGATGTTAAGGGAAGCAAAAACACAATGCGATTATCTTATCTGTGCACTACAGACAGATCCTACAATAGATCGACCAGAAAAAAATAAACCTGTTCAAACATTGGTAGAACGATATATTCAATTATCCGCAGTAGAATATGTAGATGAGATTATTACTTATCAGACTGAGCAAGATTTGGAAGATATCTTAGAGATGTTTCCAATAGATGTTCGTATACTAGGTGAAGAATACAAGGATAAAGATTTCACCGGTAAAACAATTTGTACTCGCCGAAATATTGACTTATATTTCAATAAGCGAGACCATAGATTTAGTTCAAGTGGCCTGCGCGCGCGGGTAGCGCAGCAACAAAACGGTTGACCTAGTACCTGAATCTGAATAATATACTAATATAAGATGATTAAGGATATACCATGTAAATGACTATCGAAGAATATCACGCATTTATTCAGCATCTGCTAGATCAAGTTGAGGCTAATTCATAAAATGATCACAATCCAAGGAAAACTTGATCGTGAGATATATCTTGCCTGTTCTGGTGGTGTGGATTCTATGGCTGTAGCTGACTTCTTGATGCAGAATCATAAAGTCAATTTGCTATTCTTTGATCATGGTACTGAAACTTCAAAAGGTGCTAGAGAGTTTCTTTCTGATATCTATGGTTTGGGTATTAAATATCCAAAGACAAAATTGAAGATTGGTGAGATCACACAATCAAAGGATAATAGGGAATCGTGGGAAGAATATTGGCGCAATCAGCGCTATGAATGGTTTCATAGTTTTGATGAAACAGTTATCACATGCCATCATCTTGATGATTGTACTGAAACTTGGCTTTGGTCTAGTATGCACGGTGAAGGTAAGATTATTCCATATCAAAATCAAAATGTTATCAGACCTTTCCGACTCAATCGAAAATCTGAATTTACTAACTGGTGTAGAAATAAAAATGTTCATTGGATTGAAGATGCATCAAACGATGACACAAAATACATGAGAAACTTTATCAGACAAGAACTGATGCCAAAAGTTTTAGTTTTGAATCCTGGCATCCACAAGGTTATTCGCAAAAAGGTAGTAGCAGATGAGCCCAAAACACCCTGATTATCCAAAGTTCAAAAAAGAATTTTGGGTGTGGTTTGATACACTACCAAAAATAAAGAAAAAGATGTTTTGGAATTACAAGGAAGATCTGGCCGAGACTAATTTCTTCTTTACAGTATGGGAAAAGAATAAATGATGAAAACATCGCAAAAATGGCTAGCAGAAATACAAGAACGGTTCCCTAAAGTAAATGTGCTTGATCCTGATGGATGGGATAGAAAAAATTATGAGTATTCTTTTAATCAGGAATTAATTTCAAAGGAAGAATTTAAAAAGCGCTTTTATATGTCTACCGTCATGTTAAGCAGTGATTACATTGAATATATTAAGGCAGTAGACTAATAGAATTTTTCGACCCAAACCAATATTATATGAGGATTTATGGCAATGAAAACAGATGAACGAATCAGTAAAATTTTACAAAACGAACTGCGTAGACAGGCTTCTACTATAGAATTAATTGCAAGTGAAAATTTTGCAAGTGATGCTGTTATGTCACTATCAGGTAGTAAATTTACCAATAAATATGCTGAAGGTTATCCTGGAAAACGATATTATAATGGTTGTGAAAACTGCGATGATATTGAGCAACTTGCTATTGACTCTGTATGTAAATTGTATGGCGCCAATTTTGCAAACGTACAACCTCACTCAGGTGCTAACGCTAACACAGCAGTATATCAAGCACTAATGAAACCAGGTGATAAATTGTTAGGAATGGACTTAGCAAGCGGCGGTCATTTGTCCCACGGCAGTCAACACAACATTTCAGGTAAGATTTATGACTGCTATGCATATGGTGTAGATGAAGCAGGCTTTTTAGACTATGATGCTATTGCGCGTCAGGCGGTTGAAGTAAACCCAGATGTTATTGTAGCAGGAGCAAGCGCATATCCACGTGAAATTGACTGGGCAAAGTTTCGTGCTATTGCTGATACAGTAGGTGCGTATCTTGTAGTTGACATGGCACACTATTCAGGTCTTATTGCAGGTGGAGTATATCCCAATCCTGTACCTTATGCCGATGTTGTTACAAGTACGACACATAAGACACTGCGTGGTCCTCGCGGCGGTATTATTCTTTGGAACAACGAAGAACTTACTCGTAAAATTAACAGTGCTATTTTTCCTGGAACTCAGGGTGGGCCACTAATGCATATTATTGCAGCTAAAGCACAATGTTTTATTGAGGCAGATACACCTGAATATGAAGAATATACTAAACAAGTTGTACAAAATGCCAAAGCAATGTGCGATGTTTTTAGGCAGCGTGATCTGCCCGTTCAGACCAATGGCACAGACTCGCACATTATTCTAATGGATTTAAGCAATAGTAAATACAGTGGTAAACAAGCAGCAGATTTACTTGAGAAAAATGGCATTACAGTAAATAAAAATGGTATACCTAATGATCCTCGCAGTTTTGTAGAGACAAGTGGTATAAGAATTGGCACTGCGGCAGAAACTACTCGTGGATATGACGATATTTGGTTCCGTAAACTAGCGCATAAAATTGCAGATATTTTAGAATAAACTACTAATTATAAATATCTGTAAAAAGGTATCCAAAATGAAAAGCTTCACAGAGCATCTTACTGAGAATATGAATAAGCAAAAGGCACTTGAGTTTATCAAAACTGCGCATGCTGGTCAAAAATACGGATCACGGCCATATTGGACCCATCCCAAAGCAGTTGCTGATGTAGGTAAAAAGGTTTTTGGATCGCAGTTTGATCAGAAGGCCTATATGGCTGCGCTTCTTCATGATGTTATTGAAGATACACCGTATAAAGAAGCAGAACTCAAAAAACTAGGTTTTGATGATGAAATCTTAGATGCTGTAAAGCTTTTGACTAAAGATAAGTCAATGTCATATGCTGATAATATTCAACGTATCATTTCAAGCGGTAATAAACGTGCAATGATGGTAAAATACGCTGACAACTATATGAACTTTACTGGCGATAAGTCTACTTGGGACCCAGAAAAGAAAGCTGCTTCTCAAGAAAAATATAAGAAAAGCATCACAACGATAGCAAAAAAACTTGGTGTAAAGGCTGATCTGCCTGAAAATTATACATCAATAGCACAACGATACATCAGATCACTAAATGCTCTTGGAGAAGCTCTTGGGGTAAAGTCTGATTGGAGCATGGAAGATTCATTATTAAAGGATTGAGATTTTGAACTACAACTCTAAAACAATGGTGACTGTTTGCTGCACCGATACTGGCCGCGAAACCGAGGCTGAGTTAACTAAAACCGAAAAGACTAAGATCAATGTCATTCTACCTGGTTTTATAAAGATGACTCTATACAAAGATACAAAGCCTAATTTCTATATCACACAAAGCTGCGGCCTTGAATTTACTTGTGATACAACAACTAAAAAGATATGTTGACAAACACTCCAATCGGATTATAATGTACATAACGGATAAAGGAAACCGATATGACAATTGCAAAAACCATCCATCAACAAATTAAAACAATTGACTTCTGGGCACTAGGTGCTTGGGGTGCTAAAAATCTTACCGCGCATTCTGATGGCTTGTCATTCAAGACATCAGGTTCTGTTCGTTGGAAAGGCACCGTGAAGGTTAGCCTTGATGAAGGCAAAGACCTTTACATTCTGAAATTTATGCGAGTGCGTAAAATGCAACTAATTGTAGATAAGATCATTGAAGATGTTTTTGTAGAAGATCTAGTTCGGTTTATTGATGAACAGGTAGGATGAAATCCTATTCACACAAAGGAATATACTATGAATAACTCAGTAAAGCCTATCGGTATGGTAACTACAATTTCATTTTTACTTTCGACACCTAAGAATTTATGGAATAGTGTTATGACTATTGAAAATTCACCACTCAGAAAACTTGATCCAATTGTAGCACATATGGTATTCCAATCACTTGCGTTTGTTTGGTCTGGTATTTTTGCAGCTATGATGGGTAGTATTATTGCCTTTGGCATTAGTGCAGCGTTTCACATACTATTGATTAGCGGAATTGTAATTACTGCTACTGTTTTTGATCAATCTAGCAAAAATCCACAATCAATAAATCGTATGGTAAAGAACGGTGTTAAATACAATGGTGGTCGTGCAGAAACTGGCGAACACGAATAAATTTTATGTTGACAAACATCCCGAATCAGTTTACGATAATTTATAAATATATAGTATTATAAACATATATAGGAAGGTACTAATACATATCTATGAAGGAAATTATCAACGAAATGCTGGAATCAAAACTAAATGAAGCAAAGATAGATCCTAAGCTTAAGGCTGTAGCGGACAAGCATGGTGTGCAACTAAAAACCAACAAAGCAGCACACGAATTTAACTACACTGATGCCGCTGCTAAGGACTTTCATGATGCTGGATACAAACTATCATATAATACAAAGAAAAATCACTTTGATATCTATACACATGAGGTATATGCGAAAAAAGCTGAAAAACCAAAGGTTAAAGGCCCACAAGTCGCACAAGGTAGAGCTAAAATGTTTCCTGGGTGTAGACAGTTAAAAATGCGTTGACACTCGTTCCGAATCGGTTTATATTGATCTCATATAAAAGGATATGTACCGATGGAACTTAAAGCTATCATTGAGAGTCTAAAACATCTAGAGAAAAAAGTAAAATAACTGTTGACATATACCAATAATCGGTATATAGTTAATATAAATACAACACAAATCAAAAGAGAGAAACATGACTTACTTTATTTGCAAATTTGAGGAATATATGACTTGGGAGGGTTCCCGAGACTGATAACTTATGCAAATAAGATATTCTGTTTAGAACCCTCCGAAGATTAACTTCGGAGGGTTTTTTTATTCCTCCACGCTTTTTGACAATTTAGAAAAACAAATATTGGCGCTCGGACCGGACGATAAGGTACTGGATTGCAAATCCAAGGTCGTAGCAATACGAATGAGTTTGACTCTCATGGGCGCCTCCAATAAACTATTATGATGTGGACCAGGTCCTATCATTGGTCAATAGGAACCGGCTTTTAACCGGCAAACGTGCGGGTTCGATTCCCATCTGGTTCACCACATAATAGTTTTGGCCGATTAGTTCAATGGGAGAACACAGTCCTGATAAGACTGAAACGAAGGATCGAAACCTTCATCGGCTACCAAATAACGGCGCGTTGGATTTCTGGTGAGATCGATAGCCTTTCAAGCTATAGAGACGGGATCGTAACCCGTACGCGCTACCAAAATAAACCAAGCCTAGATGATCTCGAAAGTCACTAGGCTCGCTCCTGAGGATAAGCCATTGAAGGTTTCGAGACTTTCTCTGCAGGGTCGTCACCTGCCAGGAGTAACATATAAGGGAAGGTAAAGCGGATGGTTTCCGCATCGAGTCTGTAAAACTCGTCTTTAACCGGGAGAGGATCGTAACCTCACCTTCCCACCAAAATTTAGGGTCTCTGGTATAGCTGGTGCGTACGGCTGCCTGAAGAGCAGTAGGACACGGTTCAATTCCGTGGGGACTCACCAATATGGCAACACAGCAGGTGCTGACGGAAGTCTCATAAATTTCCAGGGAAAGTTCGAGTCTTTCTGTTGCTACCATATAAATATATCATTATTACACGATAAGGAATAGTGATGAAAAGATTTTTTATATGGTTACAAAAAAATGAAGGTTGGAAATCCCTTCTTGCTTTAGTATATGCAATGATATGTGTATTCGACTTTGTAATTATTCCTACTTGGATTGCAGCAACCAGAGCTCAATTAGATACATCTGTATTTGCGCAATCAAAAGTGGATCATGACATCCAAATGCAATTAATAGAATTAGTGTGGGCGCCTTATGAACCACTGACGCTTAAAGGCGCTGGTATGTTTCATTTGGCGTTTGGCGCATTGTTAACAGGCAGTGCTTTAGCAAAAAGAAAAGAAGAGGATAATTATAATGAATAAAGAAATAGAAGTAGGTACAAGCACAGAAACAAATGTAGGCGGCGTTAACTTAGAAGCGCATGCCGGTACAGAAGCTCATGCAAGCGCAGGCACTGAAGTAACAAACACAACAGCATCTGCAACAGCAGGAGCTGGAGTCAGTGCAGAGGCGGGTGCTAGCGCATCATATGGAGACACGACAGTAGAAGCAGGCGCTAGCGCAGAGGCCCATGCTGAGGCCGGTGCAAGTGCAGGAGTAAGTGGCGGTAATGCTTATGCCGAAGTTGGCGCAGAAGTTGGCGCAAGTGCAGAAGCAAGTGCATCTGTAAGCCAACAAGTCGGCGATGTGACAGTTAAGAACGAAACTTCAGTTCATGCAGAAGCTGGAGCAAGCGCTGGTGCATCGGCACAAATCGGTAAAGATGGTGCAGCTGGTCAAGCTGGTGCTACCGCAGGCGCAAGTGTTGGCGTTGACAATACTTCTAGTGCTTATGATAGCTCTGGCAATGGTGGTGCTGCAACCGGTGGTGTGAGTATTGGTGTTCAAGCAGGTGCTGAAGTTGGCGGCGGAGCAACAATGGATAACGGTGTTGCTACTGTAGGAGTAAGTGGTGAAGTTGCTTTGCTGGCTGGAGTTGATGTTGACCTTAGTGTTAGTGTAGATACAAAGCCAGCTCAGAAAGAAATAGTTAATGTAGCAAATGAAACTGCGAAAGAAACAACTAAAGCAGCAAATACGGTGGCTAAAGAAACAACTAAAGCAGCTGATAAAGTAGTAGATACTGGTAAAAAAGCTGGTGATGCTGTAGTAGATACTGGTAAGAAAGCCGGTGATGCTATTGAGGGTGGTGCCAAAAAGGTTGGCAAAAAACTAAAGTTCTGGTAAATGTTAGTATTATAAACACAGGAAAGATTAAATGATTTATTGGATTATGGTTAAAAATTTAGATAGCTATAGAAGTTTGTGCCACGAAGAAAAAATTGAACCTGTTATTTTTGAACAAACTGATGATAGGCAAAGGTCCAAATGTCACAAAGTATGATTGGTACTTGGGTTGCTGTAGGTTTTTGGTTCAAATTAGGTTGACATTTGTTCCGAATCGATATATTCTAATAATAGGAAAACAAAAGGAATACTATCATGCTTATCCATATTGAAAGTTTTATTGGTGCCGTAGCTATTGCTTTTATCTTTTATGCACTTTTTGTTATGTTTGGTGTGTAATGATAGGATTTATCCGAAATATGATCAAACCCAATGTGTTCTGATGTGTAATGCCTGCACCGAAGATTTTTTCGAAGAACTGGGCATATCAAATCGGCTCATTAAGCAAGCCATTGATAGGAATAAAGATGAAAATTGAATACCGCAAAGGTGATCTACTTACAACTGAAGTTCAGCATATTTTGCATGGATGTAATAGACGCGGAGTAATGGGCTCAGGTGTTGCAAAAGCAATTCGAGATAAGTATCCACAAGCATATACTGATTACAATGACGTGTATAATAGTTGTGGTCTTGAATTGGGTACAATTGTAGTATCAGTGCAAGATGATGGTACTGTTATACATAATGCTATTACGCAAAATAATTATGGCAGAGACGCTAGTAAGGTCTATGTTTCATATTGGGCTATTGCTGAAGTATTCCGAAAACTTGATTCTTGGAATATCGGTGAGATTGCAATGCCAGCGATTGGTGCTGGGCTGGCAAACGGTGATTGGAATGTAATTTCAGCCATCATTGAAAACACATTGGTTAACACGCGGCCTGTTGTATATGTAATCTGAAAGGAACTGACATGAATAAATTCTTCTTACTACAAATGATTCTTGTAATCTTGCAGTGTGCAAATTTTATGTGGGCTGTATTTTTCATATCAAACCCACTTATAGCTATTTTTGCTGGTGCTGTGTTGGGGTTTCTATGCGTGTTGGCTTTCAGTGCTTGTGAAAGTTAGTATTATGTGGAATGCTTGTCACATAGAATATGGTAAATGGGGTATATACTATCCTGATTGCACACTTGTATGGAATCAGACTTACAAGACTAATGGCTGGGTCATAAGAACACCGAATTGGTTAAATAAAGTGTAAACTCAAATGATCAGACTTATTCTAAATTATAGATTTATGCAAAAAGAGATACACCATCAAAAAGAGCTGTTGAAGTTGAAAGATGAACTTATACACGAGCTTGAACTGCACATAGAAGAGCTTACTGTTGATTATAAAGCTGTAGTTGGATCCCAGCGCGCCCTTAATGGTTGACATTTGTTCCGAATCGGTATATTCTAATAATAACAAAAGCATCATGCTATGGAAAAGCTTGTAATTAAATATACCGTCTCGGATGGTTGTACATATTCTAATGAAATTGTTGTTCCACTTGAATATGAGTCGGCAGAGGCATTTATCTGCAACTTTGCTGATTGGGCCGCAAATTGTATTCAAGAATCATACACGACTCACGAATATCCAATTGGACAGTTTGTAGTAGGCAAAAAAATATTTTCGATCGATGATTTTATTTGGTCACGTGAAAAACAAAAGGGTTCAACAAAAATTGAATGGGTGCTGGATTTACCATGCGTATATACTCTAGAAGAATGGTTCAACAAGGAATAGCACCGATGAAACTCACAGTTAAGAACCTCCAAACACTTATGGGTTACCTACGCAACACTGCTGAGGTTGATGCCAACGATGAGATCGCTAACGCTGCTATTAGCCTAGCATATCGGCTGCAGGCTGCTTGCACCTCAGTGTTCGATATGCCAATGGACTTTGATGCTTGGACGCCACTGGATCAAGCCACAGCACAATATGCTATCGCCCGGCGTGACCGCTATGTTCTACTACCAGGCAACCGCCACGCTGTTGATCTTCAGCGCGTGGAAAAGCCGCGGCGCACACTGAAAAAAGGTTGACACACTGATCT